TACCCTGTTGCATTAGATGGTTTGATTTTTACAAGTTATCTCTTGTTTTGCTCAAATTGAATAGATGGCTTTGAGCGGCCACCCGATTAAGCCGCTAAGCGGACAGATTCGAAGTTGTTATTGTTATTAGCAATTATTTTTTGTATCTGCATTTAAAGTCTGCTGCTACGTTTGACTACTTGCACTTTTCTTCTTTCTTACTCTGTCGAATCCAGATCACCCCCGAGTTTTTTTGATAATTACACCCATTGGTGTATGATGCTCATCATCTAACCAAATAAGTGTTTCTTTTCCTATTTTTGATTTTTCTGCATATGTAAAGCCAATTTCTTTCTTAGCCTTCTTAATAGCAGCGTCTTCGCTAGAATGCTTACTTACCAAGTCTCCCTTGATATACTTTCCATTCCATTTATATATTTTCCACATTACAGTTTTTCCTCTATTGTTTGTCTTGCGTATTCTTCGCTGAATCCTGAATGTCCAGCATAAAATTTGAGTTCTCTATCCAGATAAAGATATGTTGGCCAGCTGCCGAGCGGATATCCTGTAATACCTGACGGATCCATCATCTTATCTCTAGAACCTCGTAGAACCGGTGCAGTGGTGATATTATGATCGGAGACCCACGTATTTATTTCTTCTTCCGATGGCTCAACACCGTTCTGGGCACCGTCGATGAGTATAGTCACTATCCTGACACCCTCTGCACCATAAGCGTCTTGTAGGGGTTGTGTGGAGTGTCCTGCGGCCTGGCATGGCGGACACCAGACTGTGGAGAAATCTAATAATACGATATCGCCCTCATAATCATTTAAACTCCACACTTCACCATTTTGGTGTCTAAGTCTAAAGTCACATGCCTTATCGCCCATATTAATTTGCTGGCAATCTTCTGCTGCCATAACCCCTACTGGTTCTCTGGGTATTTCTGGTTCTCCCAATTGTGGCTCTATTTGACTTGAAGAATCTATTCCATCCTCAAGTATCACTTTTGCCGGCTTGCAACATACTAACATCGATAGTAAAAAATATAGCATTTTTTGGCTCCTTTGTTAATAAATAGGCTTTTTTACAAAATATTCATCCGGTTGTGGATCTTTTGGTCACCACACCTGATCTATAGTTTTTTTGTTTTAAACTTCCTTGCTATGGAGGCTCTTAGTAGATATGGAGCCCCCGTTACCTTAATATGTTCATACCGAATGATTTTTAAATGTTAAAGATCTGATGGTTGAGAGAACCACTCCTTTACTTTATAGTCTTTCACTACTCTTCTAAACTCAATATAGGTTAGATTTAGAAACCTTGCTGCGCTCTTCTTAGAACTAGTAGTTGAAAGAGCAAATTTGAGAATTGCTTCTTTAATAATATAATTGGACTTTCTCCAGATATCAAAGCCATATAACCTGTTATTTATATTTCTAGATGATAGTTCTAACTTGACTGCTATAAGATCTTCTAATGATAGTTTATTAATCTGTGTTAGTAGATCATCTTGCAAGCACAACTTTAGTATAATACTTTTATTTGTGGTTGTCAAGTTAGTTTTATTGATCTTCATAATATATGATGGTAGTGACTATCATGACTTTCACAAGCAGAACACAATTATAGTGTAATATGAATTCGTAAAGTTGTCAAGTAAAAAGATGAAATTTTATTTTAAGTATCAACTGCCGCCGGGCTTCTTAACATACGAGTCTGAACCAGCCAAGCTAATTAAGTAAGTTTTAATCGCAGCTGCAATGGCTGTAGCTTGGTCTCTGACTTGTTCCTCGGGATCCGTTGCGTCGACGCCACTGGCCACGTCCGGATTCTCCTCCATTTCTCGCTTTGCAGCCCCTGCTGCTTCAGCGCCCAAAGCCTCTGCCAATTCATCTTTAAAATCATTAAAACTCATTTATATTCCAGCCATTTCTGGTTCTTGTTCTGACTTAGCTGTATCATAAGCTTGGTTTGTGGGCTCTTCTACAGAAGGAGCCAATTCCTTTTCAAATTTATCAAAATATAATTTAAGGTTAGCTACCAAATAATCATAAAACAATTCTTGATCCTCATCATTACTAAGCAATTCATATGCATCAACAATACTTGTTTCAATTTTCTTAAACGACTGAAACGCCATGTTTCTACCGGTTTCGTCTCCTTCAACACCCGAACCAAAAGTATCTCTAGGATCTTCTTCGTTACTCTCATCTTCAGCAGATTTTTCAGCGTCCGTCCGTATATCAATAAATTTATCGTCGTTTTCATCACCAACACTGATATCAATTTCTTCATCAATATCAGTTTCTTGTAATGGCTCAGCCACATCAACTATAGCATCTGTATTGATTTTAGCCGGCGTAAGAGTATTAATAGCGGCGTTAATAATGTGCGCTCTAAATGACTCTCTTTGAGATACATCTGTTGTAAGTGACTTATAGTCTGTTTCCAAAACTGGTATTATCTTTTTAAGGAGTTCTTCTAAAACATTGATTCCGGTAGATTTGTTCGGTGATGGATCAACATCAGGAATTCCACCTTCTAATAAATTTTTCAGTTCAAAATCCATAAATCCTCGAATTACCTCTCGCAGAGAAGCTTCATTGTCGTTCTTTTTCTGCTTGACAATCCGGATCATATGTCTTATATTCTCTCTAAGGAGCTTTTCTTGTTCGTTCATCTCATAATTCCCTTTTCCATAATTAGTCTTATCACCTCATCAATGGTATTTAAATCTATATTTTCGTTCCAAGTATTTATATCTTCATCATCTCTCATATTCACTCCTCCAGCCACGCTTCCAGCCCCCATCGCGTTCATCTCATCTAAATCTTTATCAACAAAGATAGGTCTAGGTTTTTTGAGAGTATCAAAAAGATATCCAATTCTATTAGCCGGTACAAAATCACTCAGTTCAACATACGCCTCTTTATCAGAGGGATTATCTACTAAGTCAGAAATTAAATCACGTGCAGTTGAAGCACTAAAGCTTCCGCCGCCGGCGCGAGGTAAAGCCGGCACAGCATATTCTTCACCGCGCAATAACTCGATACCGTGTTTTACATGTTTTTCATCATTGACATTGTTCCACCGCATCCAATCTGGTTTTTCGTTTGAATCTGGTTTGTCACTAGCACCTAAAATAACTCTGTCACCATCTTTAAAAGGCAATGGTGATTTCTCACTGATATAATTGTATGCCACAGTGATGGGCGATTTCATATCTTTAGACGCCACCTCAAATTCTACATTAGGAAGACTGGCAACCTCTGGAAACAATTCTTTCCAAAACTCGATCGCATGATCTTCATTGATAGTAGTACCATCTCTTAGTTGTCGTTGTGCATTCATAGGCGCAGATATAACAACTATTACTTTATCAGCCTTTGGAACCCCGTCGCCGGTAGCATATCTACGTACCATATCGGCATGCCCCTTATGTGGTGGTTTGAACGCGCCCGGAATAATAGCCCAGGTTGTAGGCTCATCACCAAAATCATTATCTACGACTGGATCTTCATCTTCGTCTTCTAATGGCAATCCTAAATCTTGATCTGCATAATGTCGGTATTCATCCCACTCGTCATCGTATTCTTGACCTGTGCCTGCGAGTGATTCATTAATATACCGAATAACTGTGTTATACACGGTCTTCTCCGCGTTTTCCTGTAGAACTATATCTACGATGGGGGTACCGGCTAAGACGTCCTCATAAACCAACTGAGGGAGTTTCTGATATTTGTGGTTTGTGGCTTTAATTTCGCTCATCCACTCTTTCAAAGTTTTTGATATTTGCTTATCCTTAGAAACCTGAATAACAAACATCTGTGATTCATCAAGTGGCAAATGCTCAATGGACTCTTGTGTAAATTTTGCAGATTTGTCTATCATAAAATTGGCCCGACTAAACTCCAAGCGATCTACAAACTTAATACCATTCCCCTCGTGATCTACTGCAACGTATCCTTCTGGATTGGTGGCGGTCAGGTCTCCTGAGCCGTCATCAACAAAATGTTTAGTAGTATATACAGCATTATTATATTTCTCAATGAAAATATTCTTGGCTTCAAACAAAAGGCGCGATACTCGGAAAAGATTAAGGATATCTTCTCTTTTACTATCAAATAATTGTAAGTCTTGCTGTCCTTTTTCAATTGCCCGTGTTCGCCCCTTCTCACTTTTTAGCTTACTAACTCTCTTTTCACCACGCGCAGAATACCATTCCTTAAATCCAATGAATGATGCTTCAGGATTTTCTAAAAACTGTCCAGTTTTAATTTCGCTGTTAATGTAAATATTTAAAAAATCAGATGGTAAATTATTATAATCGATTTTTCCATTAACTGAGTCTGCTTCTTCAACTAAACTAATAACTTTGTGTTCTTCATCTTCGGTAAGAGTCACAGTACCAGTGTCATCTGAAAAAAAAGC